GAGGCTTAAACCCTTGACACACAACGTGTTGAGGGTTTTTTGTTTATCGGGCATTTGTGTATAAAGTTAATCGGGATGTTAGTTGCCCGATAATTGCCCGATTTTTTGAGGGAGTTATTTCAGGATTGTTTTCATATGTTCTTCAAATTTATTCATTGCTTCTTTATCAAGCTTTTTGCTTACATGCGAATATACATCAGATGTGATTTGCATACTACCATGCCCAAGACGTTCTTGTAAATACTTCATACTTGCACCAGCTTCAAGCTGTAATACAGCATGTGTATGACGTAATGAATGAATAGGTAGCGAAGATAAATTTGCTTTCTTTAAAATTCTAGAGAAAGAATTGAAAAGACTGGATTTCGGTAAGTAGTTTCCATCATTTCTGCAGAAAACCAAATTTAACTCGAAATAGTAACAATCGTTTAAGGCGACTTTATTTTGATTTTGGTATTTTTGATGAAAACGTAAATCGCCAGCTAAGCCTTCGCTAATGGTAATAGTTCGTTTGGAATTATAGTTTTTTGTATCTCCAAACATCATTTCAGGACTTTTAGACGCTAATCTAAAATCCAATGATTTATTAATAGTAATTGTCTTTTCTTTCAAGTCAATATCAGTCCATTGAAGTGCGGCTGCTTCACCTTTTCGCATTCCAGTTTCAATTAGAGTTTTATAAAAAACCCCGTAAATATAATCATATTTATAAGCTTCTCTCAAAAAATCTGCAATCCTATCGGATTCAATAAATTTAACCTCAGGATCTTTTGCTTTGATTTTTATTTCTACTCCAACACAAGGATTCTTTTGTATTTTTTCTAAAGTTATAGCCTTATCCATAGCGTTATGCATAGTGCTATGGACTATTTCAATGGTGCGTCTACTGTAGCCGTTATCGACTAGTGAGTTAATAAATCTTTGATATAAAACTGGCTTAAAGTCTTTTAAAAGAATGTTTTTGAAATAAGGAATAATATGCTTTTCTACATTGTTCTGATGAGAGAGAAATGTATTTGTAGCTATTGTTCCTTTCTTGTATTCATTCAGCCACATAAGAAGATAATCTTTCAAATGTTCATTGCTTGGATTGATACCCTCGCGTAATTGTTTTTCCATTTCTTCAGCTGCTATTTTAGCTTCAGCTTTACTAGTAAAGCCTTTTTTAGATTTTTCTCGAATTTTTCTACTAAGAGTATCTTGATAATATATACGGTATTCCCAAAAATCTTTAGTAGATCCTTTCTTTTTGTATTTATGGAAGGTAGCCATAAGAGAGCCCCTTTCTTTTTTTGTTTAAAAAGAGTAGACCGTCGCCTACTCTTTGGTGTTAAATTGCTAGCGCTAGAAATTTAATAATTTTTTACTGATTGCACAACTCGACCGATGATTTTTACATCTTGGACTGACAGATCGTAAGTTTGTGGCTCGTGGATAGGATCATTACTCAAAGGTATTAAGGTAATGATGTCTCCTGATTTTGAAATCTTTTTCACGGTAGCATCATAACCATTGACTTTTATAACAGCAATTTGCCCATTCTCAACAAAAGGAGTTTCCTCTACAAGAACGTAAGAACCGTCAGGGAATTCAAGGTTCATGCTAGTACCTGTAACAGTCAGGTAAAAATATTTTTTACGTGTATTTAAAAATGTACTTAGCACCGGTAAATAACCGTCTATATTTTCTTCGGCTAAAAAAGGCATACCTGCTGCAACAGAACCAATGATAGGAATATGAACAATGTTAGATTGATCGTTCCGAATAGTTTCGTATATGGAAACTTCCTCTTTAATCGAACTATTTTCTTCATTTGCTAATCGCTCTAAATCATCTGTAGTAATCCCTAATCCTTTACAAACTTTTATTACGTTATCAATAGATGCCTTACCTATTCCTCTTGATAACATTGATTGCAATGTTGTGGGGGGAAGTCCAATCTTTTCTGCAAAAGCTCTTTTGCTGTAGCCAGCCTCTTTTATTAATCGTGTTACAATCTCTGCTTTTTTCATTAATTTCACCACCTTTCCTATTAAAATGTATACGATATTTCGTATATCTGTTTATATCATAACCTAACTGAATTTGTATGTAAATAGAAAACATACGATAATGAGTATGTTTTTTCGTTTTTTCGTTGACTTTGTACGAAAATGCGTTTATATTAAAAAAGAAATGAACGCAGTATCGTACGAAAAGTTAGGTGGTGAGAAAATGTATCCGAATTTGCGTGCAGAGATGGCGAGAAAAGGAATTATGATTACAGAAGTGTCTTCGCATCTGAATCTTCGCCACGCGACAGTGAGTGACAAAATAAATGGTAAGTTTCGTTTTTACTATAATGAAGCACTTGAAATTAAGAAAACTTTTTTTCCGGAACATAACTTAGAGTATCTATTTGAGTTTGAAGAAAATAAAGGCAATTAAATTTCGCGGGGAAATCCTCACTTTTTTTGAGCCAGAAATGTCGAATTTTATTGATAAGAAAGAAGGTGGCAACATGCTTAATATTCAACTCGATAACAAAATTATCGAGCAGCGCTTTATCGAAGAGCTAAGGAAGCGATTAGATCAAATTGAGCGGAGAAAAACTCTGTGGGATATGAAAGAGCTTTGTAAACAAACAAGCATGAGTGAAAACACTATCAAAGAGAAGTTCTTTTATGATGAGCGTTTTCCTAAATATAAAATAGGTGGGAAATGGTACTTTCCAGCAGTAGAAACTGAATGTTTTTTACTGATGTGGATAAAGGAACAGCCAATACATTGATAAATAAGGGCTTTATTTTTTTGTCTGTAAAATGTCGAAAAATGAAGTCGTTATTTATCGAAAATAAATGAAAGATGGTGAAAAAATGAACGGAGTATTCACAGCGACAAAATTAATGAAAGCACATGAAGTTGTCAAACGATGTACCGAAGCAAAGAGCAATCCTACATTGTTACTGGCTATGGAAATAGAAGCAAAGAAACGATTGTACGCAATGAGCCGTAATGTTTCATCTCGAAGGGAGGTGAGTTAATTGAAGAACGGTAAAAATCCAACCAAAAAGGAGAAGAGTCATATTAAGTCATACAACCTTAATCCTGATAATTGGTTAATCTTCAAAAAAGTAAGTAACGAATTACATTTGGTACATTGCAATATGAATAAAACTATGGTTATTCCGAGTTTGTAGTTGGGAGGAAATTCAAATGAATCAATTAACTGTAGTGAATGAAACGCCAATACATAGTGAACTGGTATTTGAAAGCAACGGAGAAGTTGTTACAGATAGTTTGATGATTGCGGAAGTGTTTGATAAAACTCATGACAACGTATTGAAGGATATTCGCAAGCAAATGGGTTATGCAGGTCGTGAATTTTCGCTCGTAAATTTTCACGAGCGAACTTATGAAAACAGAGGACGTCATTATCCTAAAGTTGACCTAACAGAGGAAGCTTTTACATTAGTCGTTATGAGTTATAACACAAAAGAAGCTGTTCAAATGAAAATTAAGTTTATTGAAGAATTTAAACGCATGAAACAACACATACAAAATCAGCAAAAAATACCTACAGATCCAATGGGTGTTTTAAAACTAACGTTTCAAGCTTTAGAGGGGCATACTCAGGAGATTCAAGTTATTAAATCCGAGGTAAAGGACTTACGAGAAAATGCTCCTTTATATGCTGTCGAATGTGATGAAATATCAAAGGCTGTAAGAAAGTTAGGGGTTCTTCTATTAGGTGGTAAGGATTCTAATGCATACCGGGATATTAGCCTTAGAAGAAAATTATATAGTGATATTTATAGTCAACTACATAGGGAGTTCGGCGTGAATAGCTATAAGGCTATTAAACGTCATCATTTAGATAGAGCTATTCAAATCATTAATGAAGAATATTCAGTTCCAACAATTTTGGACGAAGAAATCAGGGCTATAAATGCACAAATAAATATGACGGAAGTTCAATAAGAGGAAAAGAAAATGAAGGAAACTAAATATTTTGTACTTCACAACAGGGGATATGGCCTAAATGCTTACGAGTGTGAATCAAAAGCAGAAGCAGCTCGTAAGATTAAGAGGTTAATTGAAGATGGTGAACCAACATCAACTATCATACTTACACAACAGGTTTCTCTAAAAACACAGATTCACCATGTAACAGTTGAAATTGATGATTAATAATATGCTGAATTTATATAGAAAGGGAGCGATTTAGTGGAAGATTCAACATTGTTAGCCATATTCGGAATGTTAATCGAATGTAGTGCATGGCTGTTTTATATTACTTACGAACCAATAAAACAATGGGCTTGGAGTGATGTAAAGGAAAATAAAAAGACCCATTGCAGTGGGTCCTTTTCAAAAAACAAGTTGTTATAAGTGTATCACGGAAAGTAGAGAAATAGTACATGGATTTAATTGAATATCAAGTGTTATTACCTAATAAATTCTGGGATTTAGCAAAAAGCAAAGATGAATTAAAACGAATGGTTGAACAGTATCTCAGTGTTGGTTATCCACAGTATGAGATTCAAAAAATTATTAAAAACGGACAAGCACATCTGGCGATTTGTATTAGGAGGTAATAGTTTATGACAAACACTGTATTTGAAATTGGTGGATTAACTTTTAAAGGTAATGTGGTAGATCATGAATGGTTTAATTACATCACTTTTAGCAACGGCAAACCTCATATTGTAGCAATTATGATTTTAAGTGAAATCGTTTATTGGTACAGACCTACGGTAATCCGTGATGAAGAAAGTGGAAAAGTAACATACAAGAAAAAATTCAAATCAGATAAATTGCAAAAGAGTTATCAACAATTAGCAGAAACATTCGGGTTTTCAAAATTACAGGTGAAAAGGGCATGTGATTTGTTAACGGAAATGACTCTTATCAAAGTTGAATTTCGAACTATCCATGTTGAAGGGAAAGTTTTAAATAATGTGATGTTTGTAGAACCGGTAGCAAATGAAATCAAACTGATCTCTAGTATGTATCAAAATACAGAAGTCCCTGGTTACTTTGAAGTAAAGAGCCCTATTACTCCAAAGTCATCACCCTCTTTACTTAAAAGTAAGGACTCTCCCGACTTAGAAGTAAAGACAAATACAGAGATTACTACAGAGAATACTACAAAGAATGTAAGTAGTAGTAATATCTTCTCATTCTATGAAAATAATTTTGGGATTTTAAATCCATTCGTAGCTGATAGTATTACCCAATGGGCAAACGATACAAGCGAAGAACTTGTACAAGCATCCATGGAACGTGCATTGAAACAACAGAAAAAATGGAACTACGCTGAGGGAATTTTAAAACAGTGGGTTAATAAAAACATTCGTACATTAGCAGATGTACATGCGTCAGAAACCGAGTTTAAAAACAAAGGTAAAAAAGGAGATAAAAACAATGCAAGCAATCAAAAAGATAGTAGCTTCATCGACAAATACGACTTCAAGAAACACTAGTCAAAAATACGTATTGTCTCCTAATAGATGTAAGAATGTCTTTTTAGTAGGGAAAGAAAAATTTAAAGACGTTTGCAGTAAACGCATGTTGATAGATATAGAAACAAATGAGGAATTTTGTCCTCAATGTAGATCGATAGAAAAAGAAGATCAGAAATTAGCTATAGAAACACTAGCTATAAAAAAGAAAAATGAAATCATTCATTTATATGATTCATTCGCTGATAACAGCTTAATAAATGACAAACTCAAAAAAGCCACATTTGAAAATTATGTACCACCTAAAAAGGAATTGGCTAATGCGAAAGAAACGATTATGAATTTTGTTACTTCATTCAATAAAGAAGAACCAACAAGCATGATTATAACGGGTGATTACGGAGTAGGAAAAAGTCATTTGTGTGTGGCAGCCACTAAAGAACTTATGAAAAAGGGTCACAGTGCAATGTTTATTCAAATGAATAAGCTATTTACCAAAATCAAATCCACTTGGAATAAAAACAGTGAAATGACAGAGGACAAGCTTATGTCCCTTCTAGCAAAAGTTGATGTCTTGATTATCGATGATTTTGGAGCGGAATTCACGGAGAAGGATAAAGAAGGTGTCACTTGGAAGCAAACGAAGACAAACGAAATCGTAGATAGTCGTATAGGTAAAAGCACTTTATTTACTACTAATTTTACGATTGGTGAATTAGCAGGAATGTATGGAGAACGTGATTTTAGTCGGATGATGGAAAATGCCGAAATGTTAGAAATGCATGGGGATAATTATAGATTACGCAATTTTAAAAAGGGGGATTAATGATGAAAAAAATACAGGTATTGCAAGAAAAGTGGACGAGCGAATGTTTTTAAGTAAGCAAGGGGCAAGTGAGTTATTAGAACTCATTAAAAGGAGTGGAAAGGTGCATGGTTAAACAGCTAAATATTTTCGAGGTAGAACCAGAAATTATTAAATTTGATGTCTCAAAAGCTAATGTAAAAAAGGGGTCTGGAAGAGTTGTATATACAGATATACGTGTCCAGATACCTAGAAACGCAAAATGTACGGACGAGCTTCCGCGTACTACAAATCCAGACGATCGTTATGAAACGTTTGAACAGTACGCAATGGCAATTTGGAGGTTTCAACGTGCAATTGATAAGCTGTTTAATTGGGAATCTGCTGAAGAATTATGCAAGGCTGCACGTGATAAAAAAGAAGCCATTCCAGTGAGGGTTTATTTAGGTAGTGGATTTAATCCAAATGTTGTTGAGTATATGAAATAGAAAAAGGAGAACAGATAAAAATGAAAGCTGAAATTGATGTAACAAAAAATCAAATTTTTGTGGTGAATGAGGGTGTAGTTACTTCTTATGAACAACCTAAGACTGGATATGGAGAACAAATGGTGATTTGGGTTAATGGAAAAGCAATTCATGTAAAAACAACATACATTGAGAAGCTTAAGTGATTTTTATGAACGTTCGGATAATAAAACCGAATTTGAATTTTGTAGAACAGCAGAATGAGGAAAGATGATTAGAGTATTAGCGAAACCCAACTCTAATCATTTCTTCATCTTTTATTTCAATTACGAATCTATATTCTTTATCTAATAGCCAGTAATAAAAACTGACTGCATCAACGTCAACAAGTGATTGGAATACTTTATCAAGATTTGTACTTACTACAGGGATTTCATAGTTATCCCATAATATAAAAATCTGTTCATCAAAATCTAGTTGGTTTGCTCTAATAAGGTAAATTAGTTGTTCTTTGTTTGAAGCTATTAATTGATTGTCTATCTGTTCCCAATCTATTTTTCCAGAGACGGTTATAGGAAATAAATTAATTAAATTACTAGCAATCTGCTGGCTTTTCTCCTGAGAGAAGATTAGAGTTTTGTCTCCTAAGGATTCAAGACATTCAGTAAACAAAGGGTTTGTATCATTTCTGTTTTTTGTTTTCAATGCCTTTAACTTTTGTTGCATTTTCCATTGCCTTGAGGATTTAACATTCATTTTTAACATTCCTTATACAATTATTTAAGAATGAGTATAGCATATAAGGGCAGTCCTTATGAAAATGAATTTTTAAAATATAAATTATACAAAAGCGTTATTTGAATAGAAAAGGGGAACTAAAAGTGGATAAATTCGATTTGTTTAGGATCGTTGAAGAACATATTGAAGAAATAGCGAGGGAATGCAACGTTTCTGAAGAGTTCGTTATAAAAGAATGGATTTCGTCTATAAAAGAATGAAGAAAGATTTTCAACAAAATAGTTATTTGAATGATTTATACACAAGGAGCATGAAGAAGTAGCGCTCCTTGTGGGAAATGTAATCTATATTTTGTTTTGGGCTAAAATCTTAATATTCTCTGGAGGAATAATATCTTGAATTGTTTCTTTAAAGTCAATTTGAATCATTTCTTCAATATTGTCTAAGGAAACTTCAAAATTTGTACATTCCACAGTTTCAATATTTAATAAAGAATAATTTTCATTCTTTTTAAACACTAGATATTGTGTAGTATCTGTTTTCACTATACACCCTAACTGAATACCTAGTTTACGATTGTCTTCAAAATTCATAAATGTTTCTCCTTTTATATGTATTTCCGATAGATAGTTTACTACATAAATACATTAGTTCATATTGAGTACCCTTACATTAGTATTACAATTTTGTAAGGTTTCTGAGTATCTAGTGGACTAGTAATACTGAGAGTATAAAAAGGCTCAATTGAATATTTAATAAAATCCTTATTGTACAAAAAAGGCTAGGATTTCTCCTAGCATCAATAAAGGTTATGTCGAATGGAAAATAAGATAATAAGCGGATTAGATCGCTTATTTCAAATGTAGTATATAATATTTTTAAGGAAGAAAGTAAGGGAAACAGTAATATTTACAAATGTTTTACGTGGCTTTGAAGAGTTTGATAAATAATAAAATCGTTATTTGATAGAAAGGGAGAATGAAAATGGAAGGCCAGTTAATCCACGAACAAACGTATAAAAGGCAGTATGATTTAAAAAATGCATTAGCAAGATTCTATGATAGTCTCCCAGAAAAATTCGGAATGTTAGAAAATGGCTAATTTAAAGAAAAGGAAAACAAGAAAGGCTATTGCTCGGCGTGCAAAAGCTTTTGAAAAATATAGGGTGGATAATGCTTGGAGAAACATTTTTGTGCGAACTGGTTTTTTAAAGTAAATGATAACAAAATATAGTCCGGCTAGAAAACTAGAGGACACCAATTTTTAGAGCGGCAATCAAGCTGTTTTAAGAAATGGTGTCCTCTTTATTTTGAAAGGGGATGTGGGGAATGAAGGCACTAAAAGATCAATTACGTGAATGGAAAAAGCAATCTAAGCAAGCGAAAAAGAACCATAAGAAAAAACGAAAAGAGAAGTTAAGCACGCGTGATATTGAAGATTTAATGGGAATTCGTGTCCCTCGTTATGAACGTAGACGAGGGGCTTTGAGACAAAAGTAATTTAAAAATAAAAAGGAGTGGTCTTACATGACTAAACAATTATCTTTCTTACCAAAAATCGATAGATCAGCAACACAGGAGGAATTAGAAGGTGTGTTGGAAAGCGTACGTATACATAGGCAATTTGGGATGATGCGTAAAGAAATGAAAGTCACTCCTTCTTATGAAATGCGTGAGCACGGTCCTACACATGTAGTTGGAAAGCCGTTAGAAGATGTTGCTATAGCGAATATTCAACAAAGCAAACGAGAAGAGTGGCTCGAAAGAATATCATTACGTATTGATCAGTTTCTAAATCGATTAGGAAACGGACGTGCAGGAATTATCCAAAGAGATATTATTTATAAACGTTATTTAGAAGAAGAGGATGTATGTGATTACATGGTTTATAACGAAATAGGAATGTCGGAGCGCACTTATCGACGTTGGAAGTCTAAAGCGTTTTATAAACTTGCTTTTGCACTTGGATTAGAAGTTTACGAGACAGAAGAGACTGGAGGTAATGAATAATGAATTTTGTTCAGCCAATACGTGATCCAGAACAAATACAGCAGCTAAAAGAGTATTTTAGGGAAAAGAGTGTACGTAATTATATTTTATTCATTATGGGAATCAATACAGGCCTGAGAATCTCTGATATCTTGAAATTGAAGATAGGAGATGTCAAAGGGAGTCATATTTCTATGAGGGAAAAGAAAACAGGGAAACAAAAACGAATACAAATTACAGTAGCACTGAAAAGAGAACTAAAATGGTTTATTGAAGAAAGAGAAGACAACGAGTATCTATTACAGAGTAGACAAGGTAAGAACCGTCCTATCGGTCGTAGCATGGCATATAAGATACTCAGTGGAGCAGCGGCAGAGTTTGGATTAGATGAAATAGGAACACATACGTTGAGAAAGACGTACGGGTATCACATGTACATGCAAACAAAAAACATAGCATTACTTATGGAGATATTCAATCACTCGTCAGAGAAGGTCACGCTACGTTATATAGGTGTAAACCAAGATGCAATGGATAAAGCAATGACTAGGTTTAAAATCTAATCATTGCTTTTTCTTTTTTAAATTTATAAAGTTACTCATAAATTTCGTACTGTGTAACTCAAAAGAGAAAGTTTTATGAAGTCAATGATAGCAAGGGATTTCGCGATAGGGTCAGTTACACACAATATAAGATATGGGTAACTGGATAAAGCGTTTATATGATAAAATTACGATGTTAGATATTAAATTGTATTAATTTAATTTTAGGGAGAGTGCTATTTATATGGGAGAAGTAACGTGGGACGTGATAATAACTAAAGTTGCACCTATTTCAGGATTTATCGGAGCGATTATAGCATTAGTAGTAAATACATATTTTACCAATAAGGGTAAAAAAGCAGGGGTAAGACCATATATTGAGGTTGTGAGTTTGAGAGCTGATCCAAATCTAGATGAGGGAGGTTTTAAAAAGGGGGCGAAAATGGTTGTTGACGAAGAGTTAAAAAAGCATTTAGATACATCTAAAGAAGAGAACGAGATACTTGACGGATTAAAATGGCGACCTACCTTTTTAAAGATAAAAAATATAAGTTCAAACCCTTGTTTTGGATTAAGAATAAAAAGGACACAACAAAACTCTAACGCAAAAGAATACTTTCGAGATTTGGAGTTTTATGTACTGAAGGGTGACGACGAATTATACATTCCTATGAAAACTATTAATAGTCTTGTTTACCCTAAGGTAATTGTAGAAGTAGAATATACAACAATAGCAAATGAAAGAATGATATTTAGGAGTGAAATGACATTCAAAAATGAAAAAGAGGTAGAAATTCTTCAAGGTATTTATGTTGTTAAAAGATGGTGGAAAAACGAAAAAATAGTTCAAACTACAGTTTCAAATGTAGAATGGAAAGATATAAAATAAGTGGCAGAGTCGTGACCGCTTTTTGGCAGGAAATGTGCCGGTTGTTTTGGAAATGCCGTGTTATATTTGTATTATGAGAAGTGGCGGAAAACACAACTCACTATGTTGTTTCTAAATTTCTAAACGGTTCGTAATGACGGCACATAAAATCCGAAACCAGCAGATGGTAACGATTGAATGATACCGTTATTAAGGAGAGCTTTCGCTCTTCTTCCAGTTACTTAATATTGTTGGAGCGGATGAATGTAACGGTATTAAGTGATTGGAAGAAGAGTAAAACTTCATTTACCGTATTTATAGTAATAACATAAGAAATTAACGAAAGGGCAACTGGTGCATGGTTGCTCTTTTATAATAGTTTATTGTAGGAATGTACGTTCTCATTATGTTACAATTATATTGGTTTATAATTCCAATATTAATTGTAGAGAGGTTGTTGAGAGCATGAGTTTTAAAACTGAATTTGCAAAACGAGCAAAGTCATATCTAGGAGAAGATATGGATGAAAAAATTATTATAGATGCACATAAAGAGCTTTTTGATTTTTTCTATGAGATTAAACAAGAAATTGGAACTGTGAAGAATCCGAAATATAAATTTGTTATTTCGTCTGGTGAAAATGTATCAATCACTATAGATGATACTTATTTTGAAATTAGTGTAAATAAAGAAAGTAATACTTTAGATATCAAAAGAAATTCTGAAGTACTAGAACAAATCTTTGTTAAAGACGGAGAGCCGTATAGTATAAAGGCGGAAAGAAAATTTGATACTAATATTTTAGAAGAATATTTAAAAGAAATTTTTGGTGAAAAGTTAGGATTATAAGTTAATAGTGAGTTATTGAAAGCATTCCTTATGGAGTGCTTTTTATTATGTAAAAATTATATAGGTGGTGTTTAGTAAATGATTACTGAAATTAGAAAAACAATATCAGGTACAGAGTATTGGGATTCAAAAGAAAAGAGAAGTTTGTTTGTACCAACTGGTGAAGAACCAGGATTCGAAGTAACTGAAAATCCAGAGAGCATGATTACTGATACAGGATTTGCAACAGGTGGATATTTCACTGGAAGCAATGAGGGACAAGTGATTGGTGAATCAGGTACTGAACTTATCTTGAGTAACAAGACAGTGAAAGAGTTACGTGAGTACGCTGATGAATTAGGCATTGAGATTCCAGCTGATGTTAAAAAGAAAGAAGACATTATTGAATTGTTATCATGAAGTACTGTGACTTTAACGGCTGCCGTAACAAGATAAGCAAGGGAAGGTATTGTGAGGAACACAAGCGTAATAAACCGAAGAAGAAAAAGAAAGATAAGCAAGACATCTATCATCATGAGAATAAACCTTTCTATAGATCGGACGAATGGAAGTATGTTAGGTCTCTGGTATACGAAAGAGAGAAAGGATACTGTCAACGATGTAAGAAGTTTGTCTTTGGTCGAAGTGCTCATGTTCATCACATCATATCAATTAAAAAGGATCCAACTCTTAAATTAGAAATAAATAACTTAATGCTACTTTGTCCAAAATGTCACATCAAAGAAGAAAATGAAGATAAGCCGAAAAAGGTTTTTCCGAGTTACTTTGGTTAACCCCCCCTATCAAAAAATAAAATTTACCCTTTGGGGAGGATAGGTAGCGTAGGGGGCATTTCTATCGTTAGACAACATTTTTAAAAAATAAAGGGGGGTGTGAAATGTCTACGAAAAAAGAGCGTCAAAAAATTGTTGCCGAGAAAACAGAAGCTGAGAAAAATCGGATACTAAAAATTATGCGTGACGCAGATATTTACACCCTTACTTTAGATCCATTAATTGAATCATATTTAGATATTTTTGAAGTGTATATGACGATGTTTATCGAATGGAAAGAAAAAGGGTTTCCGCCAACGCAGCAGCATACAAATAAAGCTGGTGCTACAAATAATTCAAAGCATCCATTGGCACAACAGGTGGAAACCTGGTCTGATAAGAAAACAAAAGCATTAGATTTATTAGGGCTTACTAACAGAGCCAAAGCAGGTAGACAAATCACGGGTGGTTCTACTGTTGGTAAAAATGAAGAGTTGAAGAAACCAAAAGCTAAAGTTAGTGAGTTGGATGAACATCGTAATAAATGGCGTGGTGCGAAATGATTGAACGTGGCGTAAACTATGCAGATATTTATGCAAAACAAGTAAGAAAGAATCCTAAAAAATATCCCGATACTATCAAAGCAATGGTAGATCGTTATTATAAATGGAAAAAGCGTAAAGATATTTGGTTCGATGTGGACCGTGCTAATGAAATGATGGATTGGGTTGAAACGTTTGTCCGTCATACTAAAGGCGATTTAGCTGGACAACCTTTTATTTTAGAGGATTGGGAGAAGTTTGCTTATTCTTGGATCTATGGATGGGTTCATAAGAATGAAAAAGGACAAATTGTCCGAGTTACTCGTGAAGCTTACATTCAGGTTCCTAAGAAAAATGGTAAAACTTTAATCGGTGTTGGTGCTCTTGGTTATGCGATGTACGGTGAAGGCGTGCTCAGTGCCGATTGTTATTGTTGTGCGAGCGATTTTAACCAGGCTCAATATGCAGCGAAGCCATTTGCAGCAACAATTATGAACAATGATGTATTAATGGAATGCTCACACATTTATAAAGGACCAAAAGGGACAATTTCCAGTGTGACTTATGACTACATTCGTGACGATTTGGCTTATCAGAACCAATTTATTGTAATGAGTAAGAACATTCAATCCATTGAGGGTTCCAATCCACACTTCATTTTAAACGATGAGCTTCATGCCCAAGAAAATATGGATCAGTACGATAACTTTAAATCGGCCCAAGTTTCTCGTGCTGAACCAATTATGTTTAATATCAGTACAGCTGGTAAAGGTTCATCTAGTGTTGGTATGCGAGTATATCGTGAAGCAAAAGAAGTATTAAAACGTGATGATAATGATTCAAGTTTCGTCATGATTTATGAGCCGAATAAAAATTATGACTGGACAGACCGTAATGTTTGGGCAATGGTTAATCCGAATATGGGTGTGTCTGTAACGATGAGTGCACTTGAAACAGAATTCATCTCAGCATCACGTTCAGCGCATAAAAAAGCCGAATTCCTTTCTAAACATTTGAACGTATTCGTAAATGGAGCTGAAAACTTCTTTGAGCAAGGACAAGTTGAACATGTTCTTGTGGAAGACCTGGGCGATTTAACAGATGAAACTTGCTATATCGGTTTAGACTTATCGAAAACAACCGATTTAACATGTGTGAGCCTGAATTTTCCTAACTCTGGTTATACCGAAGATGGAAAGTCTATTATAAAAGTTAAACAAATGTATTTTGTACCTAATGAAGATATTGAACATCGTGAAAAAGAAGATAACGTTCCATATACTGATATGGTTGAACGTGGTTTTATTACTTTTTGTGATGGCAAGATGATAAACCAAGACCAGGTTATGGATTATATTGTGGAATGTCTAAATTTGTATGATGTACAACAAATAAACTATGATCCAGCGATGTCTCAAAAGTTAATTGAAAAACTTGAGAATCTTGGTCTTGAATGCATTTCTGTAGGTCAGTACCCTAATGTTATGAATGCGATGATGGATGATTCAGAAATACTTATTTATGAAAAACGTATAATGACCGATAATCCTTTGTTTGTTTATTGCGCTCTTAACGTTGTAGTTGTAACAAATATCAATGGAATGAAAGCACCAAGTAAGCGACAGTCCAAAAAGAAAATTGATGGATTTGTTGCTTTTTTAGTTGCCCATAAAGAAACAATGATGGTTATGGATGATGCGAGCGAAGAGGGAATGGATGAATTAATTGATGAAATTTATAGGTAGAAAACTAGTTTCTTATTTAATGTTTATATTAAAATGTAAATATTAAGTAAAAAGGGAGTGTTTTTTATGAATGAATATATTCCAATTTTATCCTCCGCTACTACGGGGGTTATTGCATTGGCAGGCGTCTGGTTAACTCAACGGGGGAATAAAAAGACATTGAATCAACAACTTATTAGAGATGAAAAGAAATACAAGAGGGATGAACAAAAAGAAGTTTTAGAAATGTATAATCGTGTTATTAAACTGGATGGGGAATACATGATGCATAATGATGTGGGAGGCCCAATATTAAAGTTTAATAAAAAAGCTTACAATGATAATTTCCGTCCTATTATTTATGAAAAATATCATTTGTTAGATCAGGATATGCTTTTAATAGTGGCAGAAATGGATGAACGAATAAAAATGTGTACTTACCGTGGTGAATTTAGTGATGAAGACAATATATCGTTGAATGGTAGTTATGATAGCCTGATTAAAGGAATGAAAAAACAGATTGCAAGTTTTCTTTAAGGAAATCAAATTCTATACAGATAAATAGAAAGAAGGTGAGAAAATGGGCTTACGGAGTATGTTTTCGAATTATTTGTATCGACAAGCTGAAAAACGTGGTTATCTTGACGATGTATTAGGAAAAAGCATTCGTTATGGCGGTGTGTATGTTACGGATTCAAACATCCTACAATCTAGTGATGTTTACGAATTGCTACAAGATATTAGTAATCAAATGGTATTGGCTGAGATTGTTGTGGAAGATGAATTTGGGAATGAAATTAAAGATGATATTGCACTTCGTATTTTAAAGAATCCTAATGACTATCTAACACAATCTGAGTTCATTAAATTAATGACGAATACTTATTTACTCGAGGGAGAAAATTATCCAATATTAAGTGGTCCTCAAATACATTTAGCTTCAAATGTTTTTACAGAGCTAGATGATAACTTAGTAGAACATTTTTATATTGGTGGAGAAGAAATCCCGCCGTTTATGATTCGGCATGTAAAAAATATAGGTGCAGATCATTTAAGAGGAAAAGGCATTCTTGACTTGGGAAGAGATACACTCGAGGGTGTTATGTCAGCTGAGAAAACTTTAACTGACAAATATAAAAAGGGTGGACTATTAGCATTCTTATTAAATTTGGATGCGCATATTAATCCACAGAATGGTGCACAGTCAAAGTTAATCAATGCAATTTTAGATCAGTTGGAATCTATTGATGATGCAAGGTCAGTTAAAATGATTCCTCTTGGAAAAGGGTACTCAATTGACACGCTTAAAAGCCCTCTAGACGATGAAAAGACCTTGGCATATCTAAATGTATATAAAAAGGACTTGGGTAAGTTTTTAGGTATAAATGTGGACACATACACAGAGCTAATCAAAGAAGATATTGAAAAAGCAATGATGTATATACACAACAAAGCAGTAAGACCAATAATGAAAAATTTCGAAGACCATTTGAGTCTTCTTTTTTATGGCCAGAATTCGGGAAAACGAATTAAATTCAAGATTAATATTCTTGATTTTGTCACTTATAGCAACAAGACAAATATCGGTTATAACCTTGTGCGTACAGCTATTACTTCACCTGATAATGTTGCCGATATGCTTGGATTCCCTAAACAAAATACAAAGGAATCACAATCTATATACATTTCAAATGACTTAACCGAAATTGGTAAGAAAGAGGCAAGCGATGGTTCATTGGGAGGAGGTGAAGAGAATGAAAATTGAGGTCAGAGGGAATCAAGTCATACTTGATGGTTATGTAAATGTTGTGGACAGAGAAAGTCGAATGTTGCCTTCACCGAGGGGATATTTCAAAGAGAGAATTGTCCCTAAGACGTTTGAAAAAGCGTTAAAGAAAGCAAAGAATGTGGACTTACTTTTTAACCACGATAAGAACAGAAATCTTGGCTCTATTGAAAACGGAAATCTGGAATTGTATGAAGACAATATTGGTTTAAGAGCCATTGCTACGGTTACAGATGAACAAGTGATTAAGAAAGCAAGGAATCAAGAATTACGTGGCTGGTCATTTGGTTTTGTTTCTGAAAAAGATTCATGGGAAGAAGGTGAATCTGGTGTTCAAAAACGATCTATCGAAGAATTAGAACTCTTAGAAGTTTCTATTTTAGATATGACACCAGCATATGTTGCCACTTCAATTGAAACCAGGGGCGAAAATACAGCCATGATTGAAATGAGAAGTGAAGAAGCAGCTATAAAAACAGTTGTGGAAGATGAAACAGAAGAAAGAAGCAATCTTATTAAACAAATAAAAAAAGTTTTGGAGGAAAATTGACATGAATTTAAAAGAAATCTTGAACGCATCTTTAACAAGAACTAAAGCTCGATTAGCAGAATTACAAGGGAAAGTAGAAAAAAATGAAGTTCGGTCAGAAGAGTTAGCAGCAATTAAAGCTGAAGTAGAAGAATTAACAAAGGAAGTACAAACTATCACTGATGAATTAGCAAAATTAGAAGATGAAGAAAAAGAAAAGGATCCAGACAAGAAGAAAGAAGAGAAAAAAGAGGATCCAGAAGCAAAAGAAGATCCAAATGTAAAAACTGAACTGTCAGAAGAACAACGTTCAGCTATTTCAGCATCTATCGCGGCAGCTCTTTCTACTAAAGGTCATCGTGCAAATAAAGAAATAGAAATTCGTTCCGTATTTGCTAACTACATTGTAGGTAATGTTGATGAAAAGGAAGCTCGTGCATTAGGGTTAGTGACTGGTAATGGTTCAGTTACGATTCCAGATTTCTTGAGTAAAGAAATTATTACGTATGCTCAAGAAGAAAACTTCTTACGCCGATTAGGAACAGGAGTAAAAACAAAGGAAAATATTAAGTATCCTGTTTTAGTTAAAAAGGCAGAAGCACAAGGACATAAAAATGAGCGAACAAATAATGAAATTCCAGAAACAGATATCGAGTTTGATGAAATCGAATTATCACCAACGGAATTTGATGCACTTGCTACAGTAACGAAAAAACTATTAGCGCGTACAGGTTTACCAATTGAACAAATTGTTATGGATGAGCTGAAAAAGGCTTATGTTCGTAAAGAAACTCAATATATGGTTAATGGCGATGAAGCTAATAATATAAATGATGGTGCATTAGCAAAGAAAGCCGCTGAATTTAAAACGGATGAAAAAAATCTTTATGATGCATTAGTGAAAATGAAAAATACACCTGTTAAAGAAGTACGTAAAAAAGCACGATGGGTATTAAATACAGCAGCACTAACAAAAATTGAAACAATGAAAACAGATGATGGTTTCCCATTACTCCGTCCATTTAATCAAGCAGAAGGTGGAATTGGTTATACATTATTAGGATTCCCTGTTGAGGAAGAAGATGCAATTGATATTACAGGCGCACCAGATACACCAGTGTTCTACTTTGGTGACTTCTCTAAATTCTATATTCAAGATGTTATTGGCTCATTAGAAGTGCAAAAGCTAGTTGAGTTATTCTCACGTACAAACCGTGTAGGTTTCCGTATTTGGAATCTATTAGATGCTCAATTAATTTATTCCCCATTTGAAGTGCCAGTTTACAAGTATGTTTTAGAAGCTTCTACTGGAGCTTAATATGGATGAATTAATTGAGAAATTAAAATCTCATATTCATTGGGAAGAGGGCATGGATGATTCTTTGCTCTCTTTTTATATTGAACAAGGGCAACGATATGTAAAAAAAGCGTGTGGAAGAGAAGTAGAGTACCTGGTCATTATGTGTGCAGGTATTTTTTATGAATATCGTGTAGCAGAAAAAGAATTAGGTCAGGCTCTTGATGCAATGACACCTTTCTTTATCCAGGAGGTATACGATGCCGAAGAGACAGACAAATAAACTTAAATGGCTGGGAGATCTACTCAAATTAGGAGAGTCCATTGATCCAGAAACAGACCGTGTTGTTATGGGGTATCCATTTGAACGTAAAATTCGTTATAACAATATTGGGGTTACAGCCACTGATAAATTTACAACGAAAGATACGAATGAAATTGTAAAGAAAATTGAAGTGCGTATTGATCGTGATCTTGAAAATAATCAAAAGGATTACCGTGTAAAAGTTGGTGGGCGTATATACGATATCGAGCGCATTTATGTACAGGAAGAAGACAGATTGATGGAGGTGTCACTCTCTTATGCAAATTAGCTTTCAACAATTAAGAGACATCATGAAGAAATCTGGTATTCCAGTTTATCGTGATGAAGCTCCTTCAAAGGCAAAGTATCCTTACATTGTGTATGAATTCGTGAATGAAACGCATAAACGTGCATCATCTAAAGTTCTTAAATCAATGCCTTTATATCAAATTGCAGTAATTACAAATGGTACTGAAAAAGATTATGAACCATTAACGGCAATTTTTAATGAAAATGGAGTTGAATATGCTTCATTTTTTGGCATTCCCTATGATGAGAATGATGACACTGTAACGCAATTCATAACATCGGTGAGGTGTATTAATTAATGGCTGCTAACAATAATGGATTTGCTGATGCTTTAGAAGATATTAATACGTTGCTTAGAGTTAATAAGCAAGTAGAAATGGATGTATTAGAGGAAGCAGCTAAATATTTTGCATCAAAATTAAAAGCAAATATTAAACTCTCAAACAAGAACAAAAGAAATCATTTAAAAAATAGCTTGAAAGTCGTTATAAAAAATGATCGTGTTTCTGTGGAATTTGAAGATAGAGCTTGGTATTGGTATTTAGCTGAACATGGTCATAAAAAAGCGAATGGAAGAGGTCGTGTGAAAGGCTTACACTTTTCTCAAAACACATTTGATACAGAGGGTGACAAAGTAGCCGATATTTTAGCAGAAAAAATAATAGATAAGATGGAAGGATGATATAAATGGCAACGACAACAAAAGCGCAGAATTTATTATATCCAGTGGGGATTGAATCATTATATATTGCAATGATGACTGGTGGAAAAGATACAAATCTCTCAATTCCAACATACGAAAAAGATATTTATATAATGGACATCATTACTGAACTTGGGATTGCAGGAAATAGTACGACAGTTCAAAAATGGGCAAGTAATAAATTATTTGTAAATGCAAGTAAAAATAGTAAATACACATTGTCTTTAAGTTTTGCAGCATTACCACAGGTTGTTAAAGATGCAATTTATGGATATGTTGCAAAAAAAGGTGTGGTATTTAATAAAGCAACAGTAAAAGAATTCCCAATGTTCGCTTTAGGGTTTGTTGCTCCATTATCGGATGGTTCTCGTGTTGGTCGTTGGTATCCTCGTGTTCAAATTACACCAGCCGAAGAAAAGTTCTCGACAACAACCGAAGAAGCAGAGGTTAAAGACCAATCGTTAGTAATGGAAGCAACCCCGTTATTATTCAATGATGTAACGGAAGTGGATTTTTCAGAAGTTCGTGATTCCGCAACAGGCGTTACAATTAAAGACTTTATGAAACAAGTTATTTGTGATGAATCTCAATTAAATACATTGGGAACAAGTACGGGACAGTAGGGGGAGAATGTAAATGGCACGTTTAAGTGATTTAGTTAATGTTGAAATAAATATAAATAAAATCAAAGTACAGGGTGTAGAAATCCCTGTTATTTTTTCGTTTGAATCATTCCCTTATGTGGAAGAATCTTATGGAAAACCGTATCATGAGTTCGAAAAAGAAATGAATGAAATGGTAGGGAAGGCTAACTTTTCTTTAGGTGAAAAAGAAGTTAAATTGATGCGCTCTTTAATTTATGCAATGGTTCGAAGTGGCGGAACAGAGTGTACACCTATGGAAATTAAACACGCAATTCCGCTTTACGATGTACCTGGTATCTTCCAAGTAGTATGGGATATCTTTAACGGCCAGAACTTCCAAGTTGATGATATGGAGAAGTTGGAGAAGGATGAAAAAAAGTAAAGAATGTGTTTACCAAGGAATCTCAGTCTGAATTAGACTGGGATTTTTATTTTTATGTTGGTAACACATTGCTTGGTTTAAGTATGGATGATTTTTGGAAAATCACTCCTAATCATTTTTTAAAACAATACATTATGCATCTTCGATACAACAATCCGGATGCATTAGTTGAAGAGAAACCCAAACAAGTCTACACGTTAGATCAGACACCATTTTATTGAGGAATGAGGTGAGAAAATGCCAGGGAATAAAGAAAGAAATGTTGTTCTTAATTTCAAGATGGATGGTCAGGTTCAGTATGCTCAGACATTGAAGCAAATTAACATGGTCATGAATAATGCAGCAAAAGAATATAAGAACCATGTTGCAGCTATGGGGCAAGATGCCACTATGACAGATAAATTAGTGGCTGAAAAGAAAAAGCTTGAGATACAAATGGAAGCCGCCAAGAAACGTACATCGATGTTACGTGCTGAATTTGAAGCAATGTCTAAGGATACTAATACAACTTCTGAACAACTCAATAAAATGTACGGGAAATTACTTGATGCGGAACGTGCTGAAACTTCACTTAATACTGCAATGAAAAGAGTTAATGAAGGTCTTTCAGAGCAAGCGATTGAAGCACGAGAAGTACGTGGGAAATTACTTGATTTACAAGAGGACTCAAAGAAACTTGAGGTAGAGCAAAAGCAATTATCGAGCGCTTTTAAGCTTCAAACAGCTGAATTAGGTCGAAACGCAAGTGAATCGGATAAGTTAGAATTAGCGCAGAAACAATTACGTCAGCAAATGGAAATGACGGATAGAATCGTCCACAATTTGGAGCAACAATTAAGTGCTGCAAAAAGCGCTTATGGTGAGAATTCTACAGAAGTGAAACAACTTGAGACAAGTTTGAACCAGGCGAAAACAACTTTAAAACAATTCGAGAATTCGTTAAAAACTACGAACGAAGGTCTTTCACAACAGGCGACCGAGTCCAGAAAAGTAAAAGGTGATTTAGATTCTTTACAGCAAAGTGAAAAGAATTTAGAAGCTGAACAAAAGAGATTGACCAGCGCTTTTAAATTACAAAGTGCTGAATTAGGAGCAAACGCCAGTGGAGCTGATAAATTAGGCCTATCTCAAAGACAGTTGAGCCAACAAACAGAAATGACTGGGAGAGTTGTAGATAACCTTGAACGCCAATTGAGTGCAACAAAGCGTGTGTATGGCGAAAATTCTAAAGAAGTGCAGCAGTTGGAAACGAAACTGAATCAAGCGAAAACTACATTAAAGCAATTTGAGAACTCATTGCAGAATGTCGGGCGGAGTGGAGGTCAAGCCGCAGATGGTATGGCCGAGTTAAACAAGAAGATGGATTTAAATAACTTCTTGGAAGCTAGTGAAGTTTTACAAGGGATGTCAGAGAAACTGATTGAACTGGGCAAATCAGTTGTAGGTGTCGCTGTAGATTTTGATAGATCCCAAAGGAAAATACAATCTTCATTAGGATTGACTCAAAAAGGTGCAGAGAATCTCGGTAAGATTTCGCAAGATGTGTGGAAAAAGGGATTTGGTGAAAGTCTTGAAGAGGTTGATCAGGCCCTTATAAAAGTTTTTCAGAATATGAGGGACGTTCCATACGATGAGTTGCAGATGGCATCAGAAGATGTTCTAACACTTGCTAAAGTCTATGATGTGGACTTAAACGAAGCAACTCGTGGTGCAGGACAAGTAATGAGTCAGTTTGGATTATCTACAGAGAAAACATTTGATCTATTAGCAGCAGCTGCCCAAGAGGGTCTTAATTACTCGGATGAATTGTTTGACAACCTTTCAGAATATGTTCCCCTCTTCAAACAAGCAGGGTTCTCAGCTGAAGAGATGTTCACCATTCTTGCGAATGGAACGCGTGACGGCGCTTATAATTTGGATTATATCAATGATACTGTTGCTGAATTCGGAAAGAAAGTACAAGACGGATCAAAAGGTACAGCGGATGCTTTTGCTGATCTTTCTGAGGAAACGCAAGCGGTTTGGAAATCATTTAATGATGGTAAAGCAACAGCCGCCGATGTGTTTAAAGCTGTAATAAGCGATTTAGGAAGCATGGATGACAAGGTAAAACAGAATCAAATTGGAGTTGGCTTGTTTGCTACCCGTTGGGAAGACATGGGTGCTAAAGCTGTATTAGGTCTTACTGATGTAAACGGTGGTCTGGGTGATGTAAATGGTCGTATGGATGAAATGAAGAAGCTTCAAGAAGAATCCCTCGGACAGCAATTTCAAAAAGCATTAAGGGAAACCCAAGCAGCATTAGAACCGCTTGGAAAGAAGATGGCAGAACTCACCAAAGATGTTTTACCGCCAATAGTTGACGGGATTAAATCATTAATAGATTGGTTTACAAAGTTACCAGAACCAGTTCAGTTATTCGCTGGGGTACTCGGAGTGTTAAGTGTTGCTTTTCTTGTATTAACACCTATTGTTGCAGCATTAGCAATTTCATTTATGGCATTAGATGTCGCTTTGTTACCTATAATCGGTATTATCGTAGGTCTTGCAGCTGTTATAACGGGAATTATTTTAGTGATTCAGAATTGGGGCGCTATAACTGATTGGCTTTCTGAAAAGTGGACCCAATTTAAAGATTGGTTTGGTGAATTGTGGGATAGCATAGTTCAAACTTGTGAAGATGCTTGGTCCTCCACAGTTGATTATTTTTCAAACGCCTGGTCTTCTTTCTTAGATATGGCACATGAGTTCTTCGAACCTATAGGGCAATTTTTTTCCGATTTATGGACTGGAATTTATGATACGGCATCTGAAATTTGGACAGGTATTACTGATTATTTTTCAGGATTGTGGGCTTCGTTCATTGAACTAGCAAATAGTATATTGTCTCCTTTAGGTGAATTTTTCAGTGAGTTGTGGACTAGTATCGTTGAAACGGCAAATTCATTCTGGGAACAATTAAAAACAAATTGGGAAGAAACTTGGAATTCCATACTTACATTTTTAGATCCAATTATTTCGTTAATTTCAACAGTGCTACAGGCTGGGTGGTTATTAATACAAGCAGGAGCGCAAATTGCGTGGGCGGCAATATCTCAATATATTATACAACCGATTCAAGAAGCTTATGATTGGGTAAGTAAACAAATTGGCGAATTGGTCACTTGGTTAGGTAAACAATGGGAAATTGCGAAGGCAGCAGCGCAGATTGGATGGGGTTTATTTAAACAATATATTATTCAGCCAGTCCAGGAAACTTGGAATCTAGTCAAAGAAAAATTTGGAGATTTAGTTTCATGGTTAAATTCACAATGGGAATTAGCGAAATCTTATACGTTAGCAGGTTGGAATTTAATAAAACAGTATGTTATCCAACCAGTTCAAGAATTGTGGAATACAACAAAGCAAAAACTAGCAGATTTGGCTAATTGGATATTAGGAAATTGGGAAAAAATAAAATCCTATACGTTAACAGCTTGGAATTTGGTAAAGAAATATGTGATTGATCCTGTTGTTGAAGCGTACAATTCAGCGAAACAAAAATTTAATGAATTGTATAACGCAGCACGAGAAAAATTTGATTCCGTGAAAAACGCAGCACAAGAAAAATTTGAAGCAGCGAAGCGATTTATTATTGATCCAATAAAAGATGCAGTTGATAAGGTGAAGGGATTCATTGATAAAATCAAAGGATTCTTTGATAATTTGAAGTTGAAAATTCCGAAGCCTGAAATGCCTAAAATGCCACATTTTAGTTTAGAAACAAGTACAAAAAACGTTTTAGGAAAAGACATTACGTATCCATCTGGTCTTAATGTACAATGGCGTGCTAAAGGTGGTATTTTCACTAGACCGACTATCTTCGGTATGAACGGTGGTAATTTACAAGGTGCTGGTGAAGCGGGACCAGAAGGTGTTTTACCACTGAATAAGAAAACGCTAGGTGCAATTGGTGAAGGTATTGCAGCAACTATGTCAAGTGAGCCAACAATTATCAATATTAATAATCCAATTGTAAGGAATGATAGAGATATTAAACTGATGGGAGAAGAAATTGATAGTGTTCTTGCTCAACGGGGACGTAATGCGAAAATAGGAATAGGGAGGAATTAATGTGCTGGACATGGGAATTGACAATGAATTAGTAAGTAGTTTCGAAGTATATATGGTAGGTCGTCCAGTTATTCCAACCGCAAACCAAAAAGTAGAACATATCGAAGTACCAGGACGACATGGATCGTTAACAAAGAAAGGGGCATATGAAGATGTTCCTTTTAAAGTTAAATTCAATTTGCTTGAAAGTGAAAATATAAAACCATTAATAAGACGTGTAAAGTCATTATTTATTAATGGAAAAACGTTGTTTTTTACTGATGATGAAGTTTATCGGAAAATTAAACATGTAGAAATTGGGGATATCGCTAACGATATTGAAGAACATGGAGAATTTGAAGTGGAATTTACGCTAGATCCTTTTGAATATGTTAAATCAGTTCCTTTTTTATTAACAAAACCAGAAACCGTTTTAAACCCTGGTAATATTGAATCTTTTCCGAAGTTAGAGGTATTCGGTAATGGTGACTTGAGAATTATGATAAATGAAGTTACATTCCAAATAAAAGGAGTAACTGATTCAGTTATTGTGGATTCTGATTTGTTAATAGCTTATAAAGGTGCAGTCCCTATGAAAACAGTAGGCGAGTTTCCGCTATTCAAAATTGGAGAGAATTCAATTGAATGGTCTGGAAATGTAAGTAGAATTTTAGTTGAGCCAAGGTGGCGATATATATGATTACATTATATAAACCAGATGAGACGGATTTCACACATAATGGAATTGGGATTTTAGACAAATATATTTATGGTGCAACTGTTGAGGAAGAACTCAACGGTTTATTTGCATTTACATTTAGTTATCCGTTATTTGCTCCACATGGAATAGAAATTGATGGTATGAGCATTATTAAAGTTCCCACACCAGACGGTGACCAGATATTTCGTGTTGTGAATCCTAAGCCAAGTATGGGAGAACTAACTGTACAATGCTATCACATCTTTTATGATTTAACAGAAAATCTAATAGAAGATATATTCATTCAAACGACCAATGGTAATGGGGCAATGAATCGATTGGCAGGAGGACAATACAAACATCCTTTTACCTTTTATTCTGATATTTCTACTATCGCAAGTGCTCGTATTGTAAGGAAAAATCCAGTTGAAGCAATGTTAGATACGAGCTTAGATAATTCTTTCATAAATAGATGGGGCGGAGAATTAAAACGAGATAATTTTAATGTTAAAATGCTCAAAAGTCGTGGTATGGATCGTGGTGTTGTTATTCAGCATAAAAAGGATTTACTAGGCTATGAAGGTAATGTGGATTGGAAGAGCCCGATTACGAGAATCATGCCACAGGGATTCGATGGATTATTTTTACCAGAAAAATATGTGGATAGCCCTATAATTCATAAGTATCCACATCCGAAAATTAGAATTGTGGAATTTAAACATATTAAAGCAGCAATTGGTGAAAATGCAGATGATGATGCAGTTCCTTTAGAAGAAGCATATAAATTATTACGTCAAGCCGCTAAAGAAATGTTTGATATTCATCATGTTGACCAACCTAAAGCAACATATAAAGTTGAGTTCCAAGAACTATCTCAAACAGAAGAGTATAAGGATTATGCTATTTTACAACGTGTATATATGGGAGATATCGTTACTGTCGAGCATGTGGAAGACAACATTGATATCCAGGCTAAAGTTATTGCTTATAAATATGATCCAATAAAGAAAGAATATATAAATTTAACAATCGGTAACTTTAAAGAAAACTTTACTGATATGGCTGGTAAAGTAGATCAAATGCATGATGAATTAAATGATATGCCTGGTTCTATATTAGATGCAGCAAAAGAAAATGCGACGAACCTGATTAACTCTGGATTTGGCGGACATGTTAGGATTTATCCTGATCGTATTTTAATTATGGATAACAAGTCAGAAATGACCGCTTCAAAAGTTTGGCAGTGGAATATCAACGGATTAGGGTATTCCCCTTGGGGAGTAAACGGCCCATATGAAACTGCCATTACATATGATGGGCGAATTGTTGCTGATTTTATAACAGCTGGTACGCTTGCTGGTGATTTAATTAAGGGCGGAGAGATTAGTGGTACTACTTTAAGGTCGGATGATTCTAAAAACTATGTAAGTATATCCAAACAATTCATGCGAATTATGGAAAATAATATTACCCGTATGTTTTTAGGGTATTACAAAAATTCAAGGGATGAATTACAACCTACTTTGCTTTTAGGTGGAGACAATGACGATACAGCATCACAAGGAGCACTTGCACTTTATCAGTATTCAAATATTTACCCTAAAGGGGCAGGGATAGGAATTACACGAGGTTTTGTAGGTAGCAGTAAAACTGATTTGTATTTTCCCTCCGTTATTAAATTTGGTCAAAATGGAGATTTAGTCTTAAAAGCAGAGGAATATTTGCAAATGGAGTCCCAATTATCATACTTCGATATAAAAGCAGGTACAAACTTTGCAGCAAAGGCAAAAAACGACTTCATTGCTGAAGCCACAAATGGAAATATGCATTTCACTACTGGACAAAGATTTTACTATCACAAAAACGGCAAAAGGCTTCTGTCTATCGATACTTCTTCTGGTGGAGACACGGATCTTATCATGCAATATTGTATGTTACGTAATTCGGATTATGAGAATGGGTATCTTCAAGTTAAATCTGGTACAGGTTCATTCTATGGTGGAATAATTGCAGGGGATTTTAAAGTATCTTCACAGGCAAAATATAAAACAAACATACGTGAAATTAAATTTGATGCGTTAGAAAAAGTAATGGATTGGGATATAAAACAATATAACCTCAAATTAGATATGGCAAAACTATATGAAATGCGGATGAATCGTAAAGAAGGTGAACCCACTTTAACGACAAATGATATCCCTGCCCATTATGGTATTGTCATTCCAAACGAATCCGAAGAAACAGGTGTAGGCTTATATGGGATGATTTCACAGGTGACCAAGGCTTTCCAGGAATACGTTACAAAAACAGATGCTAGAATTAAAGAATTAGAGCCGATACAACCCAAAGGTAACGTAAGACATAGAGTGAGAACAAAACGTGTTAAACGGGCCCCTAATCGCATTAAAAGATGATTCGAGAAAGGAGATGGGTCACATGAGAGATGAGGTAATTTCTATAGATTTAGCTGATCCAGTTTTCACAAAAACAATACGTTCTCGTCAGAATGATAAAAATGGTTTGAGAATTGTTGTTTATTTAAAGGGAAATGGGCAAAAAGTAAATTTGACGGGATATTCAGTTAAATATGAAGCCACGAATTATTTAGGACAATTGATTAGAGATGACGCAAAAATAATTGATGTAAATAACGGAGCTTTTGAGTACACATTGTCAGAAGAAGCAGTTTCGATGGCTGGTGATTGGACAGCTTATTTCGTTTTAGAAAAAAACGATTTAGAGCGAATGACTACGCCAGATATTCGGATTTCTTTAAAAAGAGATGTACGAGAAGGAAATATTAAAATAGAAAACTATATTTCAGAGTTTGATAAAGCACTCGAAAGTGTGGCTGGATATCTGAAAATAATCGATGATACAAATAAAAAAATTGCTGATTTAGTAGCATCCATTAATGCAAATCAGCTTGTTCGTAAAGTAGGAGATAGCATGTCTGGTCCTCTTAGTATAGAACATACTGGAACTGATGCGCCTTTACTAGTCGCAAATGCATTAGGGCGTATGAGGTTCTTAATGACTAATGATGTGAACTATATCCAGAGCGGAACGTTAGATAACAAGTCTAGAAATTTACTTCTAACTGGTTACAATGGTTCTATTATGGATGAAGTACAAGTGAAAACGAAAAAGTTAATAGTAGAAGGTACGGTTAAACAAAGTATAGATATCGATTGGACAACTTTAAATACAACAGGTGTTACAAGTGTATCCGATAGAATTCCAAAATATAAAAGAAATGGTGATATCGTTAATGTAATTGGATCAATACGAAATCCTAAAAATGTTACTTCATTTGCGACTCTTCCTGTGGGGTGTCGTCCACCACAAGATGTTGCCTTTACAGGTATTGCTATTGGAGATGTAACGACAACATGTGAAGTTACCGTGCAAGCAAGTGGGAATATATTTGTTAATAATCTTCCTAGCGGTACTAATGTTACCGTGCATATGGTTGCTAATTTTATGATTTAACAAACAAGCCAAGCGTGCATAAGCAGGCTTTTTATTTTGAATAAGGAGGAAAGAATTTGGATCGTATCGATGTATTATTAAAAGTCTTTATTGCCGGTTTTGGAGGTTTCTGTGGGTACTTTTTGGGAGGGTGGGATACAACTTTGAAAGTCTTGGTAATTATGGCAGCTATCGATTATTTAACAGGAGTATTTGCAGCAGGATTCAACGGGGAATTAAAAAGTAAAGTAGGTTTCAAAGGCATCGCCAAAAAGGTGGTGCTTTTTCTTTTGGTTGCAGCAGCTACTCAAGCAGATGCGGTTTTGGGCACAAATAGCGCAATTCGTGAAGCGACAATCTTTTTCTTTATCGGTAATGAATTATTATCACTTTTAGAAAATGCTGGTCGTATGGGAATCCCACTTCCACAAGCTTTGACAAACGCGGTTGAAATTTTAGGTAGTAAACAAAAACAAGAAGATAAAAAGGGAGATGTTCAATAATGAAAAAACATATTATCGATATTTCAAAATGGAATGACAGTATTAATTGGGATGTATTAGCTCCTCAAGTTAGTTTAGCGATTTGCCGTGTTCAATATGGATCAGATACAGTAGATGGATTATATAAACAACATGTAGCGCATTTAGAGAAACGTGGTATTCCACATGCTGCCTATGCGTATGGATGCTATGTTTCTGTTAATGATGCAATTGTGGAAGCGAACGATTTTATGAAAAGAACAAATTCAAATGCTAAATTCTTAGTGCTAGATTGTGAGGATGATACATTAAAAAGTTGTGGCCCCGACAATCTAGCAGCTGCTTCTCAAGTTTTTATTGATACATGTAAAGCGGCAGGCTGGAAAGTCGGATTTTATGTATCACATCATATGTACAATCAATATGGTTTAAATAAGGTGAAAGCAGACTTTTTATGGATTCCTCGTTATGGAAGTAATAAACCTGCCTATGCGTGTGATCTATGGCAATATGCAGACGGAGAAACAGGCGGTTGGCTTGATGGTGTAGGAAAAGTTGACTTAAATGTTCTAAATGGAGACAAGCCATTATCTTGGTTTATTGGTGGTAATGAACTAAATCCAATTAATCCAATTCAGCCTATTCAAAAAGAGGGAATTGGACATGCAACATCGAAATACGATGCTGGTTATGGTGTGAATCTATATGAAAATCCTGCTGATCCTATTTTTGCTGGACGTATTACACAAAAAATCCCTTACTTAATCCAGAAAGGATACTGGGGTGGTGGAGAAAAAGACATGATCTGCCTTGGGAATGAAAAGCAGTGGGCTTACCTAAAACATTTTGATGTGAAATGGTTCTATGCGCATTCTAAATATCCTGTAGGTTGGGGGATTGCAGTTCATAGTGAGCCAGAATGTATTAACCATGTTGGAAATATTGACGGTTCTACTCCTTATCGTATTTGGGGAAGAGTTGGCGACGCAATAGATATTGGTGGTAATCGTTGGATTCGTGAGGAACATGTAATTATTAAGTAA